TGCTTTACGAAGCCTCTGGGGTGCCCACAACGCTTCTGACGCTCCAGTCAGGCCGACATATCCCCACGACCACAGAAGCGGCTTCTTGGTACACTGACACGCCCTACGGGACGGTGGTCACCAACGGGGTTGACCGTCCCCAACTGGTTCAGCCGTGGCCTATCGGTCAAGGCTCCCCGCAGACCTACGCTCAGTCCATGATCCCAACCGCCATCAGGGACTTCGGCTTCACGGGCAGTCCTCCTCCTGTTGACCCGCACAGGAACGTGGCGTGGGAGATCACAGGCGGGACGGTCACGACACCGGAGCCGACCCGTGTTGGTGGTGGTGCGACGACCATCTACACCTTCAGTGACAGCAGAGCCATCGCAGACGGAGCGCGGTGGGGTCTTGGCTTCGCGACGAACGCCGGCTCCACCTACGACAAGGAAGCCCTGTTCGGGTGGTCGGTGTCGTTCATCACCAATACGGGGTCAGAAGGCCCGAAGTCCGCGTTGGCTACGACATCATGGCAACTTCCGCCCAACTCTCAGGGCTTCCGTCATGCTGTAGCTCTTGACATCCCCATCGGCCCGGAAGGGACGGTAGCAAGGCGCATCTACAGGACGACCAACTTCTCCGACGATTACTCCGCGCCGGGTGACACCACGCTGTACTTCATTGACGATGTACGGAACAACGTGGAGACCCTGTTCATCGACCCGACAAGGACGGCTGCTCTCGGTGCCGCCGCTCCGGTGATCCCGACCGGCGCACTCCCGGCTCCCGCAGCCCGGTTCTCCGTGCTGTTCAAGGGGTGCCTGTTCCTTGATGGTGGAGTCAGCGACAGCAAGACCTTGTTCTACTCCGCTCCCGGTCTCATCGAGCAGTTCGACGCAGCCTCGTTCATCGAGTTGTCCAGTCAGGGTGGTGGGATCACAGCCCTGTACGGCAACTACACCAGCCTTCTTGTCTTCCGTGAAGGCTCCATCGACGTGGTGTCCGGTGACTTCACCAACGGCTTTCAGGTCACCACGCTCAGCAACAGCGTGACCTGTCGCGCTCCGCACAGCATCAAGGCGATCCCCGGTCTCGGAGTGGTCTTCTTGGCTCTCGACGGCGTGTACGCGGTGACCGGAGGTCTTGAGGGCGGCGCAATCAACGACCTTGTGAAGCTCACGTTGGCTCAGGATGAGCTTATCGAGCGCATCACGATGGACTGCCACGCGAAAGCAGTTGCTTGTTACTCCGCAGCCTTCCGCGAATACCATCTTTACGCGCCGATGGACGGACAAGACCGACCGAGCAAGGGGTTGATTCTCCACATCGACCGCATCGGACAGGGCAACAACAGCCCGTGGTCAACCCGTGAGAACTTCCCTGTCGGAGCCATCACGACCCGCTTTGACGGCACCATCGTCTTCGGCCACAACACCGGGACGGAAGGGACTGCGCTGCCCACGGATGCCAACAACCGGGGCTTGTTCGTGATCTCAGGTCACCGGAGCATGGGCTACGTCTATGATGCCGGCACTCAGTCGCTCGCCTACGGCTCCCCGCCCACGTCGAAGTACAGGTCGGCTTGGTACGACTTCGGGGATGCTCAGGTCAAGAAGCAGGTGTCCTACGTGACCTTGTGGGTAATGACGACGGGTGAGCCGACCATCACCATGAGGCACTACAAGGACTTCAGCCTGCGGGTCACTGAGGAGCGCACCTACAAGGCTCAGCCCCCTGACCAAGCAGACCTTCCCGTCTTCGACACGGTGACGCTGGACAGCGGAGCCATCTACGAAGACCACAGGCTTGTCCCTCTCCGGTTCTCCATCGCGCAGCAGTCCTGCTCATGGTTCGCCTTTGAGTTTGAGACCACCGACGACCTCATCTTCATCGGCTTTGAGCTTGAATACACATCGAAGGGGACGAGGGTCACGATGGGGAAACGCGCATGAAAAAGTGGTGTCAAAGAGAGTTGCGTCAGGGAGGGGTGGTCGAGCCTTCGGCCATCAACGACGAACTACGCGCTCAGCAGTCCTCCATGACGACCCTCGACCGGGAGCAGTACGACAAAGACTGGGTTGAGCCGGCTTACCTTGCTGACCACGCAATCCACCGGGTCTGGGTCAACCCACGGTATCCGGCAGCGGACTACGGAGAGCAGGACACGCAGGCAGCGGACGGCGAAGTCCCGGTGAACAGCTTTCTCGGCATCACCGCTGAGCTTGACCCCGGAGGGTGGTTCGACCTTTCATCTGCGTCAGGAACCATCACCCTGCCCGGATTCAAGGGAGGAAACCTGTTCGTGGAGTGGTCGGGCAACTCATACGTCCTGCCCAACTTCAGCGACACTCAGAATCAAGAGTTTCCTCAGAATCCCAAGTACGTCAACTTCCGCATCTTGGTCAACAACACCCTGCTGACCGAGCGTCGGGGCACGGGATACCACGAACACTTCAGGATCTTCGGGTCGAGCAACTACCCTCCGGGTGACCTTGAAGTCCGTTTACAAGCTAAAGTGACCTCAGTCGGCCCGGATGATGTCATTGAGACCACGACTCCGAGAGACATCCCGATGGTTCACATCTACAGCAACAAGTACTTCATCATCGGACGGTTCAGATGAGTCGGATTAACAGACCTCCGATTGAAGACGGGGACAACATCGCGGCAGCAGGGTTGAACATCCGGTATGGGGACTTCTCTCAGTAGGACATCAACCAGTTCAACACCCGCGATGGAGCCATTGACCTCCCGCAGTTTGAGCTTCCGAGCCGGCACCACATGGCGAGGGTGGCGACCTCAGTCCAGATAGGGAAGTCAGACTTCTACCACGCCGCGCCGGTCGTGCTGAACGGTCAGACAGTAGCCCCCTCGACCCCCTACGTCGTCGGGGATGGGGTCAGTGACACGGTTCTCGGCCCTCTCGGTATCGGGGTGGTGACCGTTGACGACACCAACGTCCTGCGGGTGTACTGGAGCCTGAACGTAGAGCCGCGCTTCACAGGGACACCGTGGACTACCGTATCAACCCCGTCAGCCCTCTACAACGTGCCGCAGCACGGGGGCGGGAACAAGGGCATCGTCACCAACGGGACGTGCTGGGTCATATACCTCCAGTGGGACATCACCGATGCCACGCTGACGAACTGGACTGAGGTGCCTTATCAGGGCAGTTTCTCGGCCAACCCGACCGGAACCATCAGGGGCAGTCTGCTTGAGAACACAGCAGCCACCACGGTCGTCCCGGCATGGATCACGCGCCATGACGCGAACAACCGAGAAGCAGACGGCTTAACCGTGGCGACCAAGATCGGGTGGCGAGGGGTCAGCGGTCACTACACCTACGACAACAGCATGGCCGGCAACGTCACCGTCTACGGTCTGAGGCTCGTCGTAAAAGGCCCGATGCACCCGTTCAACTTCAACGGGCGCAACTACCTTGTCCAGCAGCCTGACATCGTGGCTCAGGGAGGCACGAACCTTCAGCTTGCTCATACTGTAGGTCGCTTGGGCTTTATTCTTCACAGGACGAAGTAGATGGCATACACCCCACCAAATACTTTCGTCGCCGGGACGACCCTGACCGGGGCTGATGTCGAGGGCAACAACGAAGCCCTCCGCGTTTACCTTCATGGAGCGATCCCTGTCGGGGACGTGCAGAACGCGAAGTGGATTGACACCCGCCATATCCAGCCCCCGGTTTACTCAGCCTTTGAGGGGCTTCAGCACGGTGTCTCAGGGCATCAGGGTGGTCAGTGGTCAGGCGGCCCGACTGTCAGGCTGACCTTCTTGACGAAGTACCTGACGGGCAACGGGGTGCAGGGGTCTCGGTCTTTCACCCGCATCCCCAACACGTCCTTCTCGGTTCAGCTTCAAAGTCCTGCCTTCGTGCTGTTCCACTACTGGTATGAGGTCGAGGTCGGCCCGGACACCAGCACGGGTGGTGGTCAGATTGCTTCCGCAGACCGGCAAATCTACATCGGCCCGTATGTCGGCAACGACCCCATCCAGACTGGTCTTGCTCCCCTGTCGGAGTTTCAGGAGACCATGAATCATCAGGGGGCTTTCCGTGCCAACCCCATCGGAGCCAACTTCACCTACCCGGTGTCAGCCGGCTACGGACAGCGTGACGGGACGATGATCATCGACGGCACAGGAGTGGATGAAACCTACCCTCGCTCAGTCGGACAGTTTACTATCGGGCTGGTCGGATACTCCACGGTAGACCGAGCCGCCATCGTCAACTGGTCGTGCTGTCTGGAAACTTTCTACATCTGAGGTCAACATGGCAGTCCCAATAGCAGCGGCAGGCGGAACAGCAGCGGCAGGTTTTCTCGCTTCAGCAGCAGGCAAATCCCTCGCAGCCGGGACGGGTCTCAAAGCAGGGGCGGGTCTCGCCTCCGGTATCGGCAACATCGCCGCAGCGAGAGCCATGAGGCTGACCGCTGACGAGGAGCGGGAGTTGGAGGAGCTTCGTCAACGCCGGCAGGCGGGTCAGATGGGGCTGACGGAGGCTCAGGAAGGTCGTCTTGAGCAGCAGTTCGCCACCAGACGGGGTGGGATGCTCCGTCAGCAGCAGGCTACCGCGCTCCAGCAAGCCGCTCAGGGAGGCCCGGTCTCCGGTCGGGACGTGTTCTTGCGCGAACAGGCTCAGCAGGCGGGTCAGGCTGAGTTGCTTCAGCAGGAGAACATGCTCCGAGCGCAGGCAGATGCCGCCGCAGCACAGGAACAGGAAGCACGGCTCCAGTCCCTTCAGGCTCAGGAGAAGCAGGCGAAGGCAGCAATCCGTCAGGCAGTCGCCGGAACCGTCGCTGGGGTGCTTGGAGCGCCCGTCGAGCCGCTTCAGACCTATGGGATGCTCTCTGCGACGGGGAAAATCAGCCCATATGCGGGTCGGACGGAAGCCGAGACCTTTGACGCAGCCGGACTGCCGCCAGAAGAAGACCTTGAAGATGTGGGAGGATTCTGATGCCCCGCGCACAGCAATATATGTACAACTACATGGCTGCTTTGGCTCTGCCGAGCATCTATGAGGCTGTCGAACGCGACCTGACGAGCCTTGAGCAGCGTCGGGAGTATCTTGAAGGTCTTGTTGCCCAGCAGCAGAACGAGATCGCGAATCTGGAGCGCACTTTCCAGACCCCTCCTGCTGATTCCGCCGCTCTACAGGCGATGTTGGAGCGTCTTGATGCGCTGGGTGTCGAGAAAGAAAAGATTCTCGGCTCTAAGGCGGGTCAGATGTCCGCTGCGGAGCGTAGAGCCTTCAAAGATGAAGTCTTCAACAACAGGTTGGGTGTTGCCGAGAGTCTTCGGACATTTGACGGCACCAGAGCGCAGTTCAATACCCGCGTTCAGTTGTATGAGGAGGCTCTGAAGGAGCGGGGCGGTCAGATTGCGGCAGGAGCAGAGGATGCGGCACAGCGCATCAGGGACTTCCGCGAGA